AAAATTGTTTCAGTCTAGAAACTCCTCTTCCTGAATGATTATTTTGTACTTTACTTTTGGGGTGAGTTCCTCAGAGTCGCTGTCTGAGTCATCTTCTGGATCCCATGTGTAGAGTTCTTTCGAGTCATACCCATGAACATCTTCATTCATCTACTGTTTGACGATCAGCTGAATTTTTGAGAATAATCTCGACTGGTGTTTCAGGGATCCACTCTGCCCACGTGTCATATGCTTCATTGACACGGCACATCATGGGGTCGTCGCCCTGGTATCTCACGAATGGCTCGTCTGAGTCATCAACGACTTCCACCTCCGAGTCTGAATCTTCGTCGTACAATTCAGGGAATAGTGAACCAATTTGTCGTCCTGTGACATTTCGCACTGACGCCTTGAGGCCGTATTCAACGTCCTTTGCTGTGACTGTGTTTCGGCCTGTGGCTTTGCAGTAGTGGCTCGCGAGAATCATTGCCGATTCGAGAACTGGTAAGAGGATGTCTTCCATGCGTATTTATATATAGTCTAAAATCCTTATATTTGATAGATGACACTTCAGCTGAAGAAGTTCAACCCCAGCAAGATGGCGGATGACAAGGTTTGTATCTTCATAGGGAAGCGTGGGAGTGGTAAGACGACACTTGTGACTGACATTCTTTGGCACAAGAGACACATACCGATAGGTGTCGTCATGTCAGGAACTGAGGATGGTAATCATTACTATAAGCAGTTTGTCCCTGACTTGTTCATACATGGTGATTTTTCAAAGGATACGATTGAAAAGATATTGGATCGTCAGAAGCGTATAGTGAGTTCTGGCAAGGAGACTCCGGCCTTTCTGCTGCTTGATGACTGCATGTATGATAAGTCTTATATGAAGGAGACTTGTATTCGTCAGTGTTTTATGAATGGTCGTCACTGGAAGCTCTTTTTCATGCTGACGATGCAGTACTGTATGGATCTGAGTCCTGATCTGCGCGCGAATGTTGATTACATCTTCGTGATGCGTGAGCCCGTGATCAAGAATCGGCAGCGATTGTATGAAAACTTTTTCGGCATTTTCCCCACCTTCAAGATGTTTTCGGATGTGTTTGATGCGTGCACGGAGAATTACGAGTGTATGGTGTTTGACAATACGAGCAAGTCGAACAAGATTGAGGATTGTGTGTTCTACTACAAGGCTCCAATTCGTAAAAACTTTCGTATTGGTAGTCCAGCTATGTGGTCGTATCATCAGAAGATGTACAATCCTAAATACATATCGTCAGGTGAAAAGAAGCCGGTTGAAAAGGAGCGCACCACAGTAAAGAAGGTTTAGGTGCGTGCATGCATTGTTTAAAAATTATGGAAAAATATTAATGGTTGAGCTTGTTGGAATTAATCATGACGAATCTTCTGCACCCCCAGCCCCCCCAGTTCCGGATCCGCGAATGGTGAATAAAAAAAATGAAGAGTCTAAAGTAGATATGGAGTTTTCGACACCTCTTCAGGATGTTATGGGTGCAGAGTTTGATGATGAGATTATTCAGGATCAAGCACCACAGCGCGAGTCTTATATGAGACGTCCAGAGGTTGCTAAAGAGGCCAAGGCGGTTGAGAAGGTGGCGACCGCGGATGTTTCATCTAAGAATCCATTCGGTCTTACGGATGATCAGATGCAGGCTGGCGTTGCAGGCATTGCTGCAGTTGTTGCATTTTCTCCACAGGTTCAGGAGAAGGTACAGCAGTTTCTGCCTCAGGTATCGGGTACCCCAATGGGCTCGGTTCTGATGGTTCTGGTTGCCGCAATCATCTTCATGATCATCAAGCGCTTCACTACCGGGAAGACCTCTTAATTTCAGTCATCTGAACCCCTGAGTTTTTCAACTCTTGAAGAGTAACCTTCTTTTTAAGAATCGGGTTAACCATATCTGTATCTTCATATGTAACCTTCTTAATGAATGGGTTCTGAGCCTTTAGCACTCGCGGGATGAGATCTTTGTAAAACTTTTCCATCGTGTTCCGGTTATAAGGCTTTGGGTCAGATGTATAGAACATCAGAATTTTCAGCATATATGTACCGCTCAGCATGTTATACACAACATTTCCACTGGCGTCTATATTAAGCTCGCCAGAAGCAACTATCACGTCATTTTCCAGATTCTTTCGACGCATCTGGAAGTGTTTAGTTCCATATTCAAATACTGGGTTTGGTCGGATAAACTGAGTCGTAAACTTTCCAGATAGTGTGTTGTAATAAATCATGTAAAGAAAGACACCCGAGTTGGTCCGTCCGAGTTGGTTCTTGACAGCGTTGACTCTGAGGTGTGTTGGGTCGATTATAAATTTGCGACCAGCCGCATTAGAAATCTTATTGTTCGACATTATTTCCGACAGATTACCAATATTCTTCACTGGATTGTTTTTACTGAAGCGCTTTTTAGAATAGTTCACCACCTCTTTCAAAACTGAATTCATTTATTGTTATGGACTCACAAAATTATCCAAGCTGCACAACCTGAACGCCTGCATTCTTCAGTTGTGCAAGAGTAACTCTCTTTTTTGACATGAGTGGTGTCACCATATTTGTAGAGTTGAAGTTTGCGCGCTTAATGAATGGGTTCTGCTTCATCAGCACTTGCGGGATGAGCTGTTTGTAAAACTTTTCCATATTGGAATGTGCACCCCGGGATGTCATCAGAGGGTGCATATATGTGCCACTGAGCATGTTATACGTGACATTTCCATTTTCATCCATTCTCAGTTCACCCGCCGCAACTATCACGTCATTCTCCAGCTTCTTTTTGCGCATCTGAAAGTGTTTCGTTCCAAACTCGAACATTGGGTTTGGTCGGATAAACTCGGTCGTAAACTTACCTGACAATTTATTGTAATAAATCATATAAAGGAACACGCCCGAGTTGGTCTGTCCGAGTTGATTCTTTACAGCGTTGACTCTGATTTCGGTCGGATCTATGAGGTATTTTTTACCTGCGGCATTCGAAATCATGTCATTGCTTACTCTCAAAACTTGATATCCATAATTATTGATTGGGTTGTTTTTACTAAATCGTGTGTTTGAATATCTGATAATATGTTCCATGTTAGTCACTTATTGTACCGTTACAAAATTTCTGGCTTGATATAGTATGATATATACCAATCTGCCTTGCGATATCCTTAATTTCTTTGAGGTTGTTCCAGAATTTGCTCGAGTGATCATACTCGGTGACTGTTATGTGTGCTAGTTCGTGCAGCAGAACATGCATGACTGCATTTTCATCCCCCTTTAGGCAGATAAAGATCTCATAGCCCTTGTTAACATTGTATCCGACATCTCCATTGGAGGCTCTTCCATTCATTCCTGTAATAATCACCTTGTGTTGGATGCATTTGAATCTCCCTGTTCTGATGAGTTCCTGACGCAGCAGTCTGTACTTTTCCCTTACTGCCACCAGTATGGGTGGGTCTCTGATTGTAATCACCAGCAGTATCCATATTATAAATGCCAAGATCATCCTACTAGTACGACGGTACTATTTTCCAGAAGATGAAAGTCGAGTAAATATCAGACACGAGCCCAGTCTGTTCAGGTAGCATATCACTCCATTGCTTAAGACAAAACCCCCACGCCTCAGCCTCAGCCACGAGTTTTTCACGATAGCACAATGGTTCGGGAACTGGTCCCTTTGCATAATACGGTCCATCTGCCAGCTGGACGAGAATCATTTCGCCGACATTTCCTTTGCCTATGCTCGGGCCTCGCGTGATTTTGTTTCCGAGTGCATCGCTCCACTGACAAGGCAGTTTCAGAATTTTTTCAGCATCCGGTACAACTCCAACAAAGTAACCGCCATGCTTAACACGTCTGGCTATTTCAGCAATGCTACTTTTGAAGAGTTGTTCAGAGTTGAAAATGTATTGCAGGGAAAAGTTGTAGCATACGATGTTATAGGGCCCGATACCAGCCGAGTGTATATCACCAACGTCGAAGAATGCCCGATGCTTCATCTTCTTTGCTCGATCCTGAGCCTCTTTGATTGATTCGGCATCAGGGTCTATTCCCCACAGGTGAACCCCAACGTGTTTCCATTTGTGCAAGTCTCCACCTCGGCCGCAGCCGACATCCAGAACGAGGTCTCCTTTGGCTGCGACAGACTGGATGAAATTGCGCTTGGCGTTGTTGTGTGTGCGTCTAAGTGCGTCCATTATTTTAGCTTAAAGTATTAGCACGTTAAATCTCTAAATGGGTTCTCTCGAGCAGGATTACACCACCATTCCCGGTCAGCTTTACGCTCTGATTTCTCTGGTTGGTCCGGATCTTCCCCAGAAGAATGAAAAATTTGGTCTGAAGATTCGTGGCGTCTTTGCTAACAAGGATGATGCGTCTCTGTATGCCAAGCGTCTTCAGAAGGAGGATGCCACCTTTGATATTTACCTTGTTGACATGTACAAGTGGCTTTTGATTCCACCCGACCGTGAGAACATTGATGATGTTCATTATGTGAATGACAAACTGGAGGAGATTATGACCAAGTACAAGGATAACCAGCGTCAGGCTTCTATTATGTTTGACAAGCGCAAGAAGGATATGATGGCCAAGCCATCTGATGGTGAGAACCCATATCTGGACCCCTCAGATGAGAACAGCAAGTACTATACCAAGCCTGATGTTCCACCAATTCCTCACCCATCTGATTTCCTGGACGATCTGCGCACGGAGTTTCCCGATCGCAGCGATGATGATCTGCGTAAGCTGGCGGACGTCAAGGTGCTTGATATTATCGCGGAGCGTCAGCGCGCCCGTGATGCTGAGCTTGCCGCGGCTGCTGAGCGCGAGAAGCCAATCGAGCCCATCTCTGAGGAGTCTGACGAGGTTGAGGCTTGAATGTTTTCCTAGTATAAGATAGGATGTTGGCGTTCCAACTTATTTTCAACGGGGTGATATTGCTGGTGTGCGCGTTCACACTTCTGGTTGTGTACAGAGCGGTACAAAAACAGGAGGAGGATATTGCCAGTGAAAATGTCGGGCCGACTGAATTATTCAGACAGGAACCACGATCTAATCCATGGGTCGGGTTTCTTCAGGAACCCATGAGCAGAATAAAGACTGGTCGCACAGGAACATTTTCCAGCTACCAGCCAAATCTGAAACACTCACCAATGTACATGATTACTTAGCGGTGTATATAACTATAGGATTGAGCATCTTGCCAATCATAAAACCAATTATAAATGCAACCACAATCAACAAGATTGTCTTTCTGGAAAACTCATCCTTAAAGACTGGCTTTTGAAATGCGATTCTTCGGTCAGGCTGCTGCGGCTCTTGTTCATAGTAGAATTGTTGTTCATTCATCCTCTCCGGGCTCTGAATCGGAGTTGGAAATCTCTCCCTCTCCATTGTCTACTTCGTCATCTTCGCTTTTAAGCTCGTCGTCGGTCGCGATGAACGATTCATCATCAGACTCTGGCTCCTCTTCATCAGAATATTCAATCTCAGAAGTAACCTCTGATTCGTCAGAGTCGTACTCGTCAGTTGCGTAATCATCCTCTACACGCTCCACGGGTACATATCGTTGCGGTTGCTTTATGATTCGGCCCGAACGTGTCTGAATCATCTGTGGTGTCCGCCATTATATCGTTTAAGTATCTTGGAGAGAATCTAACCCCCATGATGCGCGCAGTTGACTGTATGACATCCTCTCCCGATGCAGCAAGCCGAGTGGCAATCCGGTTCATCTCATCCGCGTGGTCATCATCGGCCCTCTGTGTATACAACGCCATCTCTCTGATGTGTTCTACTGCTTGATAAAGAGCGCTCGCGGCAGCATCTGGATTGGTTCGTATATTCGCTTTTAGAGCATCCATCTGGTTCAGAAACAAGTAAAAGTGATCTGGTGACAATCCAGAATATGGGTGAAGCTCATCTATAAACTTTCTGAATGGTTCTGTTGGCTGCCTAATGGAGGGAAAAAGCATCACGAAAAGAAATACCAGCATCAGCACACTCAGCAACCGTGTCATCCTGAAGCTCTTTTAGTATACTGGGAGGAAGATTATACTCCCTGCCCCCCTCAAACTCTTTGCAGTCTTCATCCAGACACATCTGACGAATCTTCCCGTGCTTGATCCAGAACCATATATGATTTCGGCGATGCGACTTGGATACATTCTCGCAATATCTTGAATCAGTCTGGACACAAAGACTCTTGTCCGTTTTCGTCTTGAAAACTTTGAGGACGCGAGCATATTGCTGACCATCCATATACTTGTTAATGTACTCCTCCAGCTT